GTGCCTCTGCCGCTGGCTCAGTGGTCGGGATTATAGGTTTTGTTACGCTACATATACGTAGAAAAGATACAAAACTGTTTAAGGAGAATTTGACCTTCCTGTAAAGGTAAATAAGTAAGCATGATGTGTTTTGCCAAGGCAACTAACACTATCCCATGCTTACATTTTGATTATGACGATTGAAGAATTAACCACTTATGAAAAGTTATCAAATGCCTTTTATTCTTGCAAAAAGCCGTCATGGTGGAAAGAAAAAGTGCAAAAATATGAGGCTAATCTGGCAGTTAATCTCTTACAGTTACAAGAAGAACTAAGAAACGGCACATACAGGGTTGACCCAACAACAAACTTCACAATAAATGAGCGTGGAAAGCCCAGAGAAATAAAAGCACCATCCATAAAGGATAGGATTGTTCAGAAAGTCTTATGTGAATATATCCTTGTTCCACAGCTTTCAAAACTGCTTATTTACGACAACTACGCAAGTCTTAAGAATCGTGGCACATCATTCGCAAGAAAACGCATAGATATCATGCTTAGAGATTATATCAGAAAGCATGGCAATGACGGATATGTATTGCAAGTAGATGTTAAGAGCTTTTTCGGAAGTATAGACCATGAAATCTTAAAGACCATGATACATAGTAAAATCCATGAACCTAAAGAAACAATGGATTTGATTGATTACTGCATTGACGCTGACGGCGATAAAGGCTTGAATCTTGGCTCAGAAGCACCACAGATTTTCGCAATATTCTATCTTTCAAGGCTTGATAACTATATAAAGTGCGTCAAAGCAGTTAAATACTATGGCAGATATGTAGACGATTTAATCATCTTTTCAGACGATAAGGCATTTCTTAAGGCTTTACTTGGCGATATTTTAAAGCAGCTTGAAGATGTGAAACTTACCATCAACGAAAGTAAAACACACATCACTAAGCTATCTCATGGATTTACTTTCATGCAGATAAAATACCTTGTCTGTAATGGCAAGATAATCAAAAGACCTACTCACAAGAAAGTAATTCGTGAACGTCAGAAATTAAGGCGTTACAAACGACAATATGAACTTGGTAATCTTAGAGAATCCGATATTCGCAATTTTTATTTATCCTGGCGAAACACTATCATTGAGGATTGCAACCGATGTAAGAAAACAATCGCATCAATAGATGCTCAGTATATATTTTTGTTCCCTGAAAGAGAGATTATCCAAAAACCATCAAGGACTCAGATAATCCAAAATGCTTTCAGGTATTAAAACAATCTCGCAAGGGGTTGTTTTTTTATTATGGGGGATTTTATATGTTCACACCCGGACAAGTATTTACATTTGCCATTGCAATAGTTGGCTTAGTGCTGACGATTCTTAATATCTACGACAAAGTAACCAATATTAAGAAAGCGGCTGATGCGCCCTTAAAAGCACTTGAAGATAGAGTAACGGCTCTTGAATCAAAGGCAAAAGAGCATGATGACAGCTTACACAAGGGCAACGATCAATTTAGGCAACAGGCAGAATACAACAAAATGTTTATGCAAGTGCAACTCGCCTTTATTGATTTTGAGCTTGCTTTCTGTCAGCACACTAATTACGCCGATACTGAGGATTTAAAAAAGGCAAAGCGGATAGTCAATGAGGCGATGACAAATTGGATGAGATAAAAGGAGAACTACCATGACTCTTACACAGTTTCTTTCAACACTGAAAACAAAAGACGTGCTTGTTACTGTTATCGACAAGGATGAAACAGACATTTGCAAGATTTATGCAAGTGGTTATGCAGCTTTAGAGTCTGCCATTGAATCTCGCACGATCTATAAGTGGGATATGACAAGCGCAAAGGCTATTACAGTTATTCTTGATGATGTAATTTCTGCATGAGGTGACTAATGCACACAGGACGTAAGGTTTTATATACCGATGAAAAAGAAATAACGGCTAGTAATGTCGTTCAGATTTTAAGGGATATACTTCCTGATTTTGAGTCCAACGTAAATGATTGCAACGAACTTCTCGCTATTGAGGCTGGCGTTATCAGTATCGACAGAGAGAAAAAGCAACGTGCAGACATTGACGTTAAGACAGTAGATAACGTAGCACATGAAATCTCGCTCTTTAAAGAGGGCTTTCATTGGGGCAATCCCATAGCATTTGTGCAACGTGGGGTGGGCGATAGCGGAAAGAAAACAGAGAATGAGGCTATTGACCTACTTAACGAGTGCTACTGCGCAGAGGATATCGGTAAGAAACAGGCAGAGCTTGGACATTACGTAGAGATTTGCGGTATCGGCTATACATACGTTGATATCAAAACTGACTACGCAGATGGCGATTCTTATTTCACTCTGGAAACACTTAAACCTATGGATTGCGGCGTTGTCCGTTCTACTGCCTATACCGACAAGCGCATTATCATGGCTTTTGCTGTTCATACAAGCAAGGACTTAACCACTAAAAGCTATACAGTTTTTACACGCACTCAGAGATTTGAAATCGTTAATAACGTGGTTTCCAATGGCAAGCCAATCAATGAGTGGAATCAGCTTGAAAGAAGTGGCGAGCGCAATCCGCTTAACATGATACCCATTACCGAGTATGAGCGTGCAGCTGACAGAATGGGTGTTTTTGAGCGTGAGATACCTGAAATCAAACGTGTATGCCTTATTCTTTGCGATATCGGTAACGACATAGACCAGGAAACACAGACTATCTGGCACACAAACGATGTTGATTTTAAAGAGGAAGTTGATTCTGAGGGTAAACCAACAGGCGAAGTGCAGACTCCTAAATCTAATGATTGGGTGCAGACCTACACTTCAAGGGATGGTAAGACTCCATTTATCAAGCCCCTTACATCTGGCTACAACTATCAGGGATTGCTTGATAACTACATTCAGGCACGTACCCTTATTTTGCAGAGAACATTCACGCCACAGAGAAATGACAATTCCGGCGGCTCAACAGGCGTTGCAATGAGTGATGCAACAGGATGGAGTGCGGCTGAACAAGTGGCTTGTCTGCAACAGGAATACACAGAATCAGCCAAGATGAAAGAGGTACGTGTTGTCATTGAGGCAATAAAGAAGAATTTTAATGTTGCCGCCGACAGCCCTCTTTTAAAGCTCAGATATATTGACGTAAAGCCCAATATCACACGAACAAGATCATATGAGATGGCGGTTAAGACTTCCGCTTTCGCTAATCTTATCTCTCATGGTATCTACGGACTTCACGCCATTAAGTATTGCAATATGTTTGATGACCCTAATCAGGTATGGGATGACTCAAAGAAACTTATTGAAGAGTTCCAAAAAACATCATTCGGTGAAAAAGAAGAAGTGCAACAGACTTCGGATAATCCTAATTTTCAGATAGGTAATTCACCTAATCTTGATGGCATGAGCAAGGAAACACCGGAAGATGCTGAGAATGTAGGGAACAAGAAAGAAGAAAAGGGGGATGACGAATGATTATTCCAATCGATGAACTAAATCTCCCTGGCAGAAATGCTTATAAGAACACCAAGGGAAAAGCCGTTACATGGCTTACAAACTTCTTTACCCCTACTCATTGGAATGAGGATGAGATAAAGAATCGTGTTCAGATTGCAGAAGAAATCCTAGATGCAGTTGAGGTTATGTACAACCTTTTCTACATTCTGCAACCATTTGATACAGACCTTGCTAAGAAAGACTTGCAAGTAAGTATCAGAAATACAATCTACGAACATGGGTATTATGACCAGACTATGGAAGATTACTCAGGTGATATCGCTGAGTTAATCGTGCTTACTACTGTTGCACATAGTTCTGAGCCATATTACTTCTCACATGACAGGGCAATAGAGATAGCTGCCAACGAAACATTATCCATTGTCAATTACAAAGATGTGCAAGATCACATCGACAGGGGCTACACCCACAAAGTATGGATAACAATGGGCGATGAACGTGTAAGGCAGACCCACAACGAAGTTGATGGCATGGAAGTGCCTATAAATGGCTACTTCCCCGTGGGTGAACACCTTCTTTATATGCCCCACGATTTTAGAATGATGGATATTGCACCTGAAGAAATCCTTAACTGCCGATGCTCTTTGTGGTTTTGGTGATTCTTGCTGCTCATATACTCCTCAAGGGGATTACGTGTCAAAGCGTAGTCCTCTTTTTCGTCTAGAGAAAGACGTAAAACACGCAACTAAACATACTCGTAGAGAAACGAGCCTAAACAATTCGCAGAAAGGAAAACTGAATATGAAGAAAGAAAACTTATTACCACTCAACTTGCAGTTCTTTGCGGAGAATCCTGACTCTGAGAATAAGGACAATCCTACTCCACAGGATAACCCTACTCCGAAAGATGACCCTGAACCTGAGAAAAAAGACCCAGAGCCTGAGAAGAAAGACCCTGAACCTGAAAAGAAAGAGCCTACTGCCCAGGAACTGATGGTGGAGATGGCGAAACTTAAGAGGGCTGTTGATAAGGCAACTTCCGAAGCCGCTGAGTACAAAAAGAAATGGCGTGACAGTTTATCTGAGACGGAACAGATAAATCTTGAAAAAGCTGAGGCTGAGGCTAAGAAAGAGGAAGAGTTTGAGGCTATGAAAAAGCAGCTCAAGGTAAACGAGTTTACTGAGAACTTCATGGCACTTGGCTATTCTAAGGACTTGGCAAAACAGGCGGCTACTGCACAGGTTGATGGTGATACAGAAACTCTTTTCAAGATTCAGAGTGATGTTCAGGCACAGATCATCAAGCAGAAAGAAGCTGAATGGCTTGCATCTCGCCCTGAACTGAAAACAGGCGGTCAGCCAAAAGAAGAAGATGACCCTTTTATTAAAGGGTTTAATTCAGTAAAGCAGTACCACTAATCGAAAGGAGAAAAGATTATGCCTACTATCAATTATGCTGAGAAATACGCTAATGTCGTAGATCAGAGATTTACACTTGGCGCACTCACAAACGGAATCGTAAACCAGAACTTCGATTGGCTCGGTGTGGAAACTGTTAAGGTTTTCTCACGTGAGCTTGCAACTCTGGGTAATTACCAGCTCACAGGAACAAGCCGCTATGGTACTCCTGATGACCTTGGCAATGCTGTTCAGGAGATGAAGATCACTCAGGACAAGTCATTTACCTACATCATCGACAGAAAGACCGAACAGGACACAAACGGAACTATGGAGGCAGCCGCTACACTCGCTGAGAACATAGACAACGTTGTAATCCCTAGATTTTGGGGCGTTGCAGCGTAAGCTGCAAATGTCACTTGCTTAATTGCTGGAAACTCTTATGAATATAAGCGGTTCATAAGACAATCAGCAGCCAAGCTAAATAACGCAAAACACGAACACTTAATTGGAGATCGTAATATGGAAGAATGGAAAGCCATTAAAGGTTATGAGGGAATATATGAAGTTTCCTCTTATGGTAGAGTAAGAAGTCTTGATAGATATGTCAGCACAAGCATAAAGCACAATGAGAAACGACTTGTAAAAGGAATGTACTTAAAGCCACATCTTAAGCGGAATGGTTATTTATCCGTGGATTTAAAAACTCCTGAAAAACAAAAAACTGTTTCTGTACATAGGCTTGTTGCTTTAGCGTTCATTCCCTTAATCGAGGGCAAAAACGTAGTAAACCATAAAAACCTTAACAAACTCGATAACAGAGTTGAGAATCTTGAATGGGTCACAGCAGAAGAGAACAGGGAACACGCCAAAGTAAATGGTGCGTACCACAATAACGGAAACGTTATAAGAATCAGATGTTGTGAAACAGGACAAGAATTTGAAAGCAGTTATAAAGCTGCTGAATGGCTTAACAAAACAAAGTTCCAATATTCAAAGCAGATCAATCATATGGCACAAAACATCAGGGCGGTGTGTTTGGGTTATAGGCGGTCTGCTTTTGGTTTTCATTGGAAGAACGTTATTTAGAAAGGTTCAACGACTATCCCGTAAGGGAGTACACACAAGCGTGTGGAAATGGCAAGCACCTCATAAAGAGGTTGAAGATATAGTCTTATCTACATAGAAATATGTAGCTGTTAAACGGGCGTAATATAGCGAATTACGCTGAAAGTACATGGCACTCGACGCTTATCGCCTTTCTGTTCTTGTTGCCAAAGCACCTACAGCCGGAACACACACAGGCGCAAACCATACTAAGGTTGCTGCTGTGACCGCTGCAAATGCTTATGAAGAGTTCCTTGCTCTCCAGGAGATTCTTGACAACGACAAAGCCCCTGTTGGTGGCAGAGTAGTTGTTGTTACACCTGGATATCTTAACAAGATCAAGCTCGATGAGAACTTCGTTAAGAGAGGTGACAAGGCTACTGATATCGGTATCAACGGATATGTCGGTGACATTGATGGTGTTCCTACTATCAAAGTTCCTTCTTCATATCTTCCTGATAACGTTGATTTCGTTATCACCAATCCTATCGTTATGCCATCTCCTATCAAACTCCAGGAGTTCAAGATTCACACTGATGCACCTGGCATTAGCGGTTTCCTTGTTGAGGCAAGACTCCGTTACGATGCTTTCGTACTGAACAAGAAAGCAGATGCTATCGCTGTTCATGCATCAGCTAATCTTAGCGCATGATGAAAGAGAGGATAGCCATTTATGATTCTTGTTAAGAAAGATGGCAGATTTATGGCGGTGAGGGATGCGAATCAGCTCGCCGCCTTCCTCAATAATGGATGGGAAGAGGTCAAAGATAATACTGCGGTTAAGGCTGTGAATGAGCCTGAATCCGAAGCTCTATCTGAGGTCAAAGAGCCATCCGATGAGGTTAAGTGGACTAAAGACGAGATCGACAAGATGCCCTTTATGAAACTTAAGTCTATTGCCAAGAAAAACGGAATTGATGTTGATGATAAGAAAGCTGCTGAGATCAGGGCAGAGCTTATCGAGAAGTTAGGAGTCTGACTATGACAACAACGGAAATGCTCAATGAGATATTCGACAATTTAAAATCCGAGATTGAGAATGACGAAGTTCAGTGCGACAAGCTGAATGAAGTTCTTTTGAGGGCGAAAGTTGACGGGGCATTCCGTGAAGTCAAGAAAGCTAGGAATTACCCTAAGTCTTATACAGATGAAATGGTGGAGAAGGACTTAACCGACTACTACTCTAACATTGAAGCAATCGCACGTTATGACTATAACCAGGTCGGCGCAGAAGGACAGACGCAGTATACCGCCGATGGGGTGACTATCCGCTATGTGGATAGGGATAAGTTATTTACGGGCGTACTTCCTATCTCAAGATAAAGGGGGCTTGTTATGAGAACACCTAGACGAATCAGACAAGCAATGAAATATTCCTTACTTCTCAAAGATCAGCCTGTTTATGAAAGAGATGAAGATGGAAACATAATCTATGAAGAGCTGCCGGATGGCTCACAAGTTGCACTTGTCACGGGTGATACTAAGACTTCTTATGCAGAGCCTGTGACATTCTATAATTCCATCACGGGCACACTTACGGAAGATGAGCTTGTGGCTTTTGGAAGTGAGAAGGTTGGAAATGCCAAGATGACATACAAACACGGACAGTACCCTTTTAAGACGGGTACGCTGATTTGGAAAGAGTCAGAAGTAGAGTATGTCGATGGTGAGATTGACGAGAAATCAGCCGATTATGTTGTGCTTGGTGTTATGCCAGAGGGTCAGCAATTCTGGAAAGCTATTTTAGCGGGTGTTGTGAAAAATGAGTAAGGTCATCCATGTCAAACTTAATTCCAAGTCCATAAAAAATGCACTTAAGGAGTTAGAGGATTACAAGAAATGGCTTGACCTGAAAACGATTGAGCTTACTGAAAGACTCGTAGAGCTTGGCATAGAGGTTGCGGAAGAACACTCAGTAGATAAGGGTGGGATATTTGGCACTCACCTTATGGGGCAATACGTTAGCTTTGAGATGAAAGTCGAGGGCGATGTACATGGTGCAACACGTATCTTGGTGGGGTTTGGTGACGATGTAGCCAGCAACGTAAGCCCAGGTCGGTCAATCAACGCTTTATATGCGCTTGAATTTGGTACTGCTGCGCTAGGACTTGCACCTTACAAGGGTACAAATAGTCAGGCGGGGCATGAAGATGACTTAACATGGTATGCGTATGATGAAGAAACAAAGTCGTACAAATTACTATCAGCCATCATGCCAACTAGACCGATGCACAATGCTTACTTACAGATTCTTGATAGTGTTCAATCAGTAGCGAAAGAGGTATTTGTATGAGTTGGGATTCTAAACTTGAAAGCACAATCTTTACAAGGTTGCAGTATTATCTGCAAAAGAAATACTCAACGCTTAATTGCACTGCCAATGACGTTACAGTAGCACCATCCAAGTTTCCTACTATCCTGATTAAACAGATTGAGTCATCCCCACGATATGACTTATCGCATAAAGAGAAAGTGGGATTCAGGCACTTCATGGAAATTCAAGTGTTTGCAAAGACACGTACAGAGTGCAAGAATATCGCCAATCTTGCGGAACAGTACATGGAAGAGTGGGGATATAACACAAACGGCATACTGATTAACGTTGGTAGCCAATATACCACTTCAATCGCACGTTATCAGCGTATGGTTGGTGGTGGTGATTCGGATATTGTGAACTGACAACATTTACAGATTGCGTATAGTATCATATAATTAGTTATATAATCGTATGAGAGGTACACAAGATGAAATTAAATGATTTGTCAGGTCAGCGATTCGGCAGACTTGTGGTTATTGAAAAAGCTGATAGCCAACAAACACCGAATGGCACAATAAGAACTATGTGGAAATGCAGATGTGATTGCGGAAACATCGTGATTAGAAGTCAGCAAAACATTCGCAACGCAAAACACGCTTCTTGCGGTTGTTGGAAATCTGAATTGACAAGTGAAAGAAAACTTGAAGATTTGACAGGAAAACGATTCGGCAGATTGGTAGTAATTGAACGTGCTGATACCACTAATGTTTCTACCAGATGGAAGTGTAAATGTGATTGTGGTAAAGATTGTATTGTCTTAGCGCAGAATCTGAAAAAGGGGCACACTACATCATGCGGTTGCTATAGGAAAGAAGTAAGACCTAAACAGCAACTTAAGCATGGATATCGTCATACAAGAATCTATAGCGTATATGGGAAACTCAAGGATAGATGCACTAATCCTGATAACCCAAGCTATGAAAGATATGGCGGTCGTGGTATCACGATATGTGATGAATGGGCGAATGACCCTAAAGCATTCTGTGAATGGGCATATGGTAATGGATATCGTGAAGATGCGGAATATGGAGAATGCACCATTGATCGTATCGACAATGATAAAGGTTACTCACCGGAGAATTGCAGAATTGCCACAGAGAAAACGCAAGCGAACAATCGAAGGTCTAATTTGCTGATTGAACACAATGGAGAAACAAAAACACTAGCACAGTGGCGTGATTACTTTGGAATGACTCAGAGTAAAGCGTACTACCACTTGGTAGAAAAGAAACGGACAATTCAATATTTGATAGATAAAGGCATCATCTGAATAAGATGGTGCTTTTTCTATATAGCGACAAACAAAATGAAAGGAGAACAATACTATGTTACCAGGCATTAGTACCCTCGGAATTGAATTAGGTTTCGGGATTGGGAAAACACTCCCTAGTGCATTCACTAGATTGCATAGGATTAACGCCATCGGCGGCATATCCCTCGAAACTGAGCAGATTGATAGATGCTAATATCGTGATAAATGCGTAGATATTAGAGTGTCGTTCATGGTGAAACTATCAAGTAGACCATGAATTATCAGCGTGGAAAGAGCATGGAAAACCGTTTGCAACGGCAATCAGAGCGGAAGTTACACCCTAAAAAGTATAACACGCACAACGAGTAGGCTTTGAAACTTGTGTTGCGATACACAAGAATATAACAAGCCCAAGAGTCCACGCCATCGGATAGTAGAATCGCAGAGATTCTGGTGAAAAGCTACTCTGGACTTACACTGTAATGGTGTAGAGGTAAGGATAAAGAGCCTTACGATAACAATTCGGCATCTGCACTTGAGGACTACGTTACACGTTACGTAGCCGGAAGACAGGACACAGGTAAAAAGATGGTAGCGTGAAAAATGCTTAGTTACCATTTCTGCCGTCCATCGTGAAACTACCGATTAACGATGGATTATTACTACGGAAATAAGCTGGAAAATCGTCTGCAACGATAATCAGAGTGTTAAGGCTACGTTTAAAAGCGTAGTCAACCGCAACGCATAGTGAGTGAAACTTATGTTGAGATACATAAGAATATAATCTCGCCACGAGTCCGTAGCATCGGGTAGTAAAGGCGCAGAGCCTTTGGTGAAAAGATATGCTGAACTACATCGTAATGGTGTAGAAGTAAGGATAAAAAACCTTGCGATAACACATTGGGGTCATTCCCTATCACAATCAATCCTACTGATGAAACAATTGCAGAGTGGGAAGCTCTTATTGCTGCCTACAACGCAAAGGCATCAGACGAGAGATTGTTCCTTGTGGTATGGAGTCCATATCTCACAAGATCATTCTACATCGCTGCACAGCCGCCTCAGCAGCTCCCTATGTCTGAAATGGCTCAGAACGAGCTACAGACCATTGAGATCGGCATGACAATCGATGAGTATCTTGGAATGAACACTGCTATCAGACCTACTGAGGCTGCATCAGCGTAACCATTGATAAGAGTTTGGGGCGGCTCTCGGGCTGCCCCTTTCCCTTATACAGAATTTGTCTAAGGACAGGGAAAGGAAAAATATATGAGAACATTTACAATCAACGGAAAGAGATACAACGCAAAGCCATTTGATTTTAATTTGGTTTGTAACTTGGAAGATAATGGGGTGTCACTTACTCAGATGAAAGAAAAACCCATGAGCATGGTTAGGGCATATTTCGCTGAGTGTGCGGGCGGTGATAAGGACGTAGCCGGAGCAGAGATTCAGGCTCATGTCATTGCTGGTGGCAACCTCAATGATTTATATGAGGTGATGGGGGCTGAAATGAACGAGTCAGATTTTTTTCAGGCTCTCAACAAGAAAGAGGAACAGACTTCTCAGGAACCAGAGAAGAAAGAGAAGTAAAAAAATATCCCAATCTGCGCCGACAATGGGAAACAGAGCTTGTTCCGCATATGATGGCGATGGGGGTAACGTATCAAGAGTTTTGGAGTTTAAACCCAAGGAAGATACGAGTAATAGCAGAGGGGTATAGACTATCCCGCAAGGTCAAGGACGAAGAATCATGGTTGCTTGGCGGTTATGTATTTGAGGCTGTTTCCGTGGCAATTGGAAACGCTTTAAAGAAGAGGGGGCAAAAGGCAAAATCATACTTTGAAGTTGTCAAAGAGCCTGTTTTAAGTCAGGTAGTAACTGATGATTCAGGAATGACCGAACATGAAAAGAAACAAAAGACAGAACTGTTATTCAAGAATTTAGAGATAATGGCTGCAAACTTCAATCTACAAAAGGGCAAGGCATGATACTTGCCCTTTTCTCATAATGCGAGGTGTTTATTATGCCAGATTTAGATGAACTTCAAATAAAGATAGAAAGCGATAGTTCTCAGGCAAGTGACCAGGTAGACAAACTCGCTCAATCAATAAGGGGTCTGGCTGATGCGCTGGACAAACTTAATCCCAACAATTTCAATTCAGTAACCAAAGCAATAGACAAGCTAACAAGCACAGGAAATGCCTTTAATACAACGAACAAGGCGATAAAAGGTATGGCTAATACTATCGCTAAAGATTTCGGTGTAAGGTCAAAGAAGGGCATTAACGAGATTTCCGATGCTTTACATGGCGTTTATGAGGCTACTAAGTTAGTCCATAAAGATGATTCTATGGTTGCCACTGATGCTTATATTGAGGCGATAAATACCCTTAATAAAGTAACACAGGCAAACTATAGCTATCGGAAAGAGCTTGATGATACTACCAAGGGCGTTTATGACTTTATTCAGGCTGAAAGACAGGCGGGTAACAAAGTAAGCCTTGCCGGAATGAAAAATGAGGTTGCAAATTACAAGGAACTCAAAAAGGTTCTCGGCAGTTCCTTTACAGATAAACTCTCGGAACAGGCAGAGGGATTAGATCAGTTCTTTATGCGCTTACATGAGGCATTCCCGGAAGAAAGCGCATTCGATATTAAGGGCATGGGCGCATCTGGTGAAGTAAGAGATTACTCAAATGCACTTCTTGTATTAAAGCAGTATCTTGAGAATGCAAAAGATACACAGATGGGCTTTAATGAGGCTGTTAAGGAAGGTGAGCCATCTGCGCTTAACATGGGAAATTACCTTGACAAGTGCGCCACTGAGCTTGACAAACTTGTAAGCGAACAGGAAAAGTACGGGGCTACAAGTGGGCTTGGTGGTATGGTGAGCATATTTAGTCAGCTTAACAGTATGTCTTTTCCTGGTATTAACTCACTTGCTGATGCGACAAGGAAAGTAGCAGAAAAAGCACAGCCTACTCAGGAAGTCGCAAAGGCAATAGAGAATATTGACACAGCTGCAAGTGGAGCTGCTGAAAAGACTCAGGAACTTGCGGAAAATCTTGACGTTAAAATCCCTGATTTGGGAACAGAAGTAGAAAAGCCTTTAAGCCGTGTTCAGGGTTTGTTCAGTAAGTTAGGTGACTATGCACGTAACGCAGCAAGCACTATTAAAGAGGGATTTTGGGGCGCAATTGCCACATTAGAACTATTGGCGCATGAGATTGAACGTCTTTCAAAATTTTTTGACGGATTGGCGAACAAGGGTATATCTGCGTTAAAACTCATGGTGAAACCATTGCAAATGGCTCTTGGTGAATATGTTGAGAAGTTTGAAAACGTCAAAAAATCCATCACAGGATTTGTAAATCATTTCAAAAATAGCATGAAGAAAATGTCTGCATTCTGGAAGAGAACAAAGAAAACATTTACGTTCATGCTTGTTCGTAAGGCTATCACTGCGATTATTTCTGAGGTGAACAATGCAATTCAATCAATGGCGAAATTCTCTAATCAGATGGGTACTCAGTTTAATAAGAGTATTTCGCTTTTAGTGGCTGACTTTCAGTATTTGGGAAGATCAATCGTGAGCGTGTTTGCGCCGCTTATCAACATAATTGCACCTATTATTGATGCAATTGTGGATAAGATTGCTACTTTGCTTAGTTATGTGGGAATGCTTATCGCAGCTCTTGGCGGCAGTACATCTTTCACAAAGGCAAAGAAAACAGTAAACAACTATGCTGATTCTTTGGATAATGCGTCAAAATCTGCCAAGAATCTCACAATGGGAATAGATGAACTTAACATTCTTAATGAAGATTCTGGTAGTTCAAGTGGCGCATCTAATCCAATGGCAGAGTGGGAAAATGTAGAAATCCCGCCGTGGGTGCTTAATCTCGCTGATTTTCTAAAAAAGATGTGGGATGATTTTCTCAGACCTATTAAGGCGGCATGGGATAAAGTAAAAGAATACTTTAAGTTTGCATTTAAGTACATGGTTGAGCAAGTAAAGAAACTTGCAAAGTCGATTTGGGATGCTTTTATCCAGGTATGGAATGAGCCTGAAACAATCGAGATGATTGCGAATATCTTAAGGATAATCGCTGATTTGATGATTGTTATCGGTAATCTCTGTAAGAATTTCAGAGAGGCATGGGATGAAGTAGTAGACGGCGCATCAAGGGGTGTTCAAATATTCCGTGGGATTAGAGATATTTTTGCCGCCCTGATTGAACACGTTCGGAATGTGACATGGTATATGGTTAGATGGTCATCTGAGCTTGATTTCAGACCATTGCTTGATAGCATTATCACATTACTTCATTCACTGTATGATCTCGCTGATTTCCTTGGCGGTGTGTTTGAGGACGTAATGAAAAACGTAGTCCTTAAATATATCAAGTGGATGATTGAAGATGGTACTCCTCACCTTATCAGAACAATCGCAGAAGTAATCGATGCGTTTGATTTTGATAAGATACGCCAAGACCTTATACCATTTGAAGAGGCTTTCGAGCGGCTTCTTGAGAATGTTCATACAGGCGTAACAAATGCACTTGGCAATCTTGGGAAGATGATAGCTGAGTTTGCAAATTCTCAGGAGTTTACAGACTTCATGCAGAGATTAGCTGATATCATGGATTTGATTTCTGCGGAAGATGTTGAGAAGATTCTAACAGGAGTAGGCAAGGGCATTCTTGATATCGCTGAGAGTGTGGTTAAGTTTGTAAATTCAGATGCTTTTATGAACTTCCTGAAAGCTATTGATGAGTGGCTTGCCAATACTTCATCTGACGATATAGCAAGCATATTTAAGAATATCGCCAACGCCATTGTGATATTCAAGTTTACATCATTTGTCGGTGAGGGATTTGTAGGATTTATCAAGTTTATATCCATACTCACCACGATAAAAAATATTGGCGATATCGCCGGAAGTTTAAAAGGAACTGCGGGCGGTCTATCTGCAATCGGCAATGTTCTTAAGATATTCGGCGGTGTAGCAACTGTGATAACGGGCGTGATAACTGCAATCGCTGGATTCTTTAAGATGTGGACAGAAGGATGGAGTGTTGCGGGTGAAGTAATAAAAGATGTTGGTATTGCCCTTACTGCAATCGGAGCAGTAATTTTAGGTGTTGCGGCTGCGCCAGCAGCTATCGTTGCGGCTATAGTGGCTGCACTTACTACTATCGTTATTCTTGTACATGACCATTGGGAAGAGATATGCACGTTCTTTACAGAAACAATTCCTGAATGGTGGAATGGTACTGCACTGCCTTGGTTGCAAGAACTGCCATCACAGATTGGAGAGTTCTTTGCAAATTTGTGGGATTCAATTAAGCAGTGGGCATCTGACAAGAAAACTGCAATCGGTGAATGGATTAACACTGTTAAAACCACGGTATCAGAGAAAATATCTGCTGTCATTGATGCTATCGTTCAGTGGTTTAGTGAACTTCCTGGAAAGATAGGATATGCACTTGGATATACTTTGGGCACTTTCGTAGCATGGGGCATATCCCTTGTAGAATGGGCAATTACAAACATTCCTATCATTATCGATAACATTGTTACTTGGTTTGTTGAATTGCCGGGTAAAATCGGAGAGTGGCTTACAGAAACCATAAACAAATTCGTTGAGTGGGGCGCAGAAGTTATCTCATGGATAGCTGAAAACGTGTCGCAGTTCATTGAGAATATTGTTCAGTGGTTTATGGAGTTGCCTGGAAAGATTCACGAATGGCTGTCTGACGTAATAAACAAATTCGTTGAGTGGAAAGACTCTGTAATTGAATGGATAACCACAGAGATACCATTGATTATTGATGCGTTTGTTGAGTTCTTTAAACAGATACCTAACAAGCTCTACGAATTAGGCACAGACATTATAAACGGACTTCTTAATGGTATCAAAGATGCTTGGGAAACTTGCAAGAATGCAGTAGGTGATTTCTGCAATAACTTCTTACAAGGATTTAAAGATGCTTTGGGTATTGCGTCACCATCCAAAGAGGCAAGAGATATCGGTGATTATGTCATCGAAGGTCTTTTCGAGCCATTTACGGAAGACCAGACAAGCCAGCTTTTAGCATTTACAACGGCATTCCTTAATGTGTTCAGAACACAGCTTAGTGCTGATAAGTTTACTGCAATTGGGAATCAGATATGGCAAGGATTACTTAATCCAATCAACAATTCATCATCACAGTTTGGTATTGCCATAGATCAGATATTCCAGGTAATCACTGTATCAGTACAAACAAACTTAACTAACCTTGGCACATTGATGAGTGCGCTACTAACACAGTTCATGCAAGTGTATATTCTGCCGTTTTTCTCATTAGAAAGATGGCAGCCATTATTCGATGTACTTCTCAACGAAACATTCATACCATTCTTTGAAACATTCAGAGTATGGTTTAATGAAGAGGCTATGGCTCTGTGGTGGGAAGAAGATTTGCTATTTTGGTTTACGAAAGATAAATGGGATGAAGAAATCTTTACGCCACTTGCTGAGAATATCCATGAACACTTTGATACGTTCTCTACATGGTGGGATGCTACTATCTTGTCATGGTGGGAGAATCAGGTAATACCTTGGTTTAAGAAAGAGTTATGGAAAGAGCAATTTGACCATATCTTAGAAGTAGCCAAGAAAGTATTTACTGAAATTGAAGAAGTCATAAGAGAACATATCGAGGCTGCTAAGAACGCTGTTATAGCTGCTTGCAATGAGATGAAAACCGCTTTAGAGGAAGTCTTAAGTCTGATTGATGAAGTCATGTCTGCAATGGAAGGGCTTGGGCATATTGATGGGAATGTACAGATAAGTGTTTCCGGCGCATTTGCATCAGGTGGATATCCCATGAGTGGGTCTTTATTCATTGCGCATGAGGCTGGTCCAGAGCTTGTGGGAACAATCGGAAGAAGAACTGCTGTTGCATCAAACAACGAGATCACAGGCATTGCTGATGCAGTTTACTCAACAGGCAGTAACGAGTCAGAACTACTTGGACAGCTTATCTCACTTACAAGGGCAATCCTTGATAAAGATGCAGTTGTCATCGGAGATAAGGACATAGCAAGGATGGCTGCAAGCGGTCAGAATCAGCTTGGAATGAGTATTATTACATAAGGTTCAGATTCGGGTTGAAGTACCTGATTAGGTGGCTACTCTGTCAAAGGAGTAGTCACTTTTTGGATGAATTAAAGTTTTTAAGTAAGAAAAGTGCAATTCATTTTAAGTTAGAGCTTGCATAAGGGCTTTAAGTAAAATGAGTTTAACTTAGGAAGGTGGCATTATGGCATTTCTTGAAATCAATGGAGTAGAAGTTCCTTGCCCGTCTGTTGGATTGGAAATCATACTGAGTGATGCAGTTAATAGTGGGCGTAATGCCAGTGCAGAGGTTGTCGCTGAGAAGGTCGGAAGAACAAACATCAAGTACAACAACCTTCAATGGACTTGGCTTACACCTGACGAATGGTATTTGATATGCTCATTGTTCTCTAACTTTTTCGTTACTGCAAAGGTGTGGAATCCGGCGATAAATGGTTTTCAGACAATCAAAATGTACCCTGGCGATAGGTCAGCACAAGTATATTGGCTTGATGAGTCGCATACAGTACCTAAGAACTTCTACCAATGTAAGGTAAATATCATAGATTGTGGCATACTGTGAGGTTGAATAATGCAAAATGTATCAAGAGCGTACAAAACTGAACAAAAAGGATATCTGAGGAATGAGTCTTATGTTTGGGTATATCTTGGCATTATCAATCGAGAGGCACAGCTTAATGCACAAATTGAGGGTGATTTTAGTGAGGTATCTGGTGAAGACTTAATATTTGAGAATCAGGGATTTGAGGCATACTATGGGTCATGCGAACAGAATCAGACAAAAGTAGATGGCAGTATGTACTTTCGCCCACGGGATGATGCGGCACTTGCTTTATATCAGGGCGCAGTAACAAGCGATTTGCTTGGAAGTGTGCGTTTTAGATTCGGTAGTTTCTTACACCTTGATATAAAGGGTCTTACCATTGATTTTGGCGAGTATTACCCTACAAGATTCAAGGTGACAAACGGATATTATGAACATACCTATACACACAATTCACCCGTAGATAAGTTTGAAACCTACGATGAATACTTAGACACGTCATATATTGATATCATCCCACTTGAGATGGTGGGCGGTCAGCAACGACTTAGAATATTCTCTATCTCTTTTGGTGTGGGTCTTACATTTGGCAACAAACAGCTTTTGTCTACATCATGGAAAAGAACGATAAGCCATATAAGCGGTGAGAATCCATCTGAAACATTTGCTTTTTCCATTGATAACCTGAGTAAGAATTTCGCAGCCGATGACCCTCATTCATTTGCCAACTTCTTACAAGAAAAACAGGATATCAGCTTTAGCTATGGCAGAAAACTTGATGATGGCACAATATATCCGATTGATGGCTCACAACTTATCTTAAAGTCATGGTCGAGCGATGATGTAAAGGCATCATTCACGGCAGTAGGTAAACTTGAATATGTTGATACTACATTCTATAAAGGGCAGTATTACCCAGATGGCATATCGCTTTATGATCTGGCGTTACTTGTCATTGAAGATGCGGGAATTGAAAACTATATCATAGATTCTTATCTTAAGAAACTGATTACACATAATCCTCTACCAAAAGAGAAACATCGTAATCTTTTGCAGCTCATAGCGAACATGGCTATGAGCGTTTTTTATGAGGACAGAAAAGGGAATGTAATCATTAAGACAAGTTTCATTCCTGAGATCATAAATGTTGAATGTAACGGCGAAGTTGATTACTCCAATGTAACAAGCATTGTAAAAGAGCTTGAGGCATATGGTGAATACGGCTCATGCGAACGTGATTTCACAAGGGTAAACAGGAAACAATACTTTAAACCACGACATAATAGGTTTATCTCAACAGGCTTTATTTCATCCTACATAGCTGATGGGGATGGATTATTTGAGGCAAACCCAACTATCACGATTGAGTACGAGGCGATGTGGACATTCTTTAATATGTCCATTAAATTCAGCGATGCAATTCCTGAATCACTTACACTTCATACTTATAGTGATGGCGAACTCGTTGAGTCTGTGGAATTTACTGATCTTTCAACGGACACAGTTCTTAATCATGATTTCGTTGACGTTGACAAGGTTGTGATTGAGTTTACCAAAGCAAAGCCATATCAGAGAATCCACGTTGGCAAAGTATTATCCGGCGCTGTAACAGACTATTCCATTGACTATAGGGATATGTCAACTTCACCTACGGCAGTAATGACAGACCTTGTAAAAAGTGTTGATGTCCATTACTACGAATACGCATATGGCGATACTGAGAAAACTGCCAGCACTGTTTCTGTAGAAGTGGGTGAAACTACTACGACATTTAGCACAGCTTATCATGACTATTCTCTGAAATATAAAGAGATTACGGATGATGACACGGAACACACTAAGGTTTCAAAAGTGTTTACTGATGAACTGCCAAGCGTTGATGATGCAAAGTCAAGCACGTTGTACTTTGTTCCTACTCAAAGCGGTTATGACGAATATCAGGTGGAAACAAACGACAATGTTAAGTCATGGCAGCTTATAGCGGAAGTTGTTGAGGTGAGTGTGGATGAACTTCCGTCAACACTTGCTGATAATACGATTTATGTAGTTCCTACGGAAACAGAGAATATCTATCATCTTTATATTTTGGGTGTAGACAGTGAAGATAACCCTGAAATCAAATCGCTTGGCTATGACGTAAGGGGAACGCTTGAAATAGTGGAAAGTGGGGCATATTACATCGTATTTACCTCAGATACTGCGGCGAGTGTACAGATCAATGCCACGGAATTTGTTATTTCAGATTCTATCTGCACGACTACTCTTAAGGAAAAGGGTGTGGAGAAAACCGCTAAGAATACTCTTATTGATTCTGCTTACATGGCACAGCGACAAGCACAGTGGCTTAAAGAGTATTTCTCCAACGATATCGAATACAAGATTTCATATCGTGGTGAGGTTGCACTTGACCCGGATGACCAGATATTCACTGAAAACAAGCACGTAGAAGAAAACCTCGTAAGAATTACGGATATGTCCATTGATACATCAACAGGACAATCGCTTACTTGTACGTTAAATGCAAGGCGTACTGCTTACAAGGAATATGCACGTATCAACTATGCAATCATTAACGAAAGCATGATAGGAGAAGAATATGAACTATGAGCCTCATACCTGGATAAATCGTGAAATTATCACAGACGAAAAAATGAATCACATAGAAGAGGGTATCTATGGTGAGGAAGAAAGGGCTACAGAATCCGAAGAGGACATAAACGAGAGGATTAACAGCGAGATTGAAAGAGCCACGAATGCGGAAACCTCGCTATCACGTAGCCTTGCAAATGAAGTTCAGAGGGCTAGAGAGGCAGAGGGTAGTTTAGATACTGCCATCATCAATGAATCAAGCAGAGCCGCAAACAGAGAAAATGAGATAGAAGAATCCCTCAATAATCATACAAGCAACACGGATAACCCCCATAACGTGACTAAATCGCAAGTAGGGCTTGGTAATGTTGGAAACTTCAAAGCAGTATCTACTGAGGCAGACCAAGGCTTAAGTGACACAGAAAAGACAAATGCTAAGTCAAATTTAGGACTTGGAAACGTGGCTAATTTGAATTATTCAGATGACACGTCAAAATTTCTAAGGGATGACGGACAATGGGCTGAGCCGCCATCTTCCGAGTCATCACCTGAAAAGATGGGATTCGGTTATGCAACGTGTTCAACGGCAGCTGCGACTACTGCAAAAGTGGCAACTCTGACTAATTACGTTCTTACTAAGAATGGTATCGTGTCGGTAAAGTTCACATACGCAGTTCCGTCAAATGCAACTCTGAACATCAACAACCAGGGTGCAAAACCTATCTATTATAAGGGAAGTGCGATAACTGCCAATATCATTGAGGCTGGCTTTATTTGTACATTCATTTATGATGGCACAGCTTATGAGCTTATTTCTTTTGACAGAAAATCAAGCGGCGGTGGTAGCTCAGAAGTTCCTGACGTTGGCACAGAAACCATTGTAACATCAAACAACGGATTAACCACAACGCATACATATGCGGATGGACGAGTTGATACGTTCACAATGGCTGCGAATGGTCTTACTGCCACAAAAACAATTGTGCTTGCTGGGGGCACTACTTATACACAACAATATACATTCAGCGCAGACGGAAACACAGTAACTATCGTTACTTCACAACCATGATGAGGTTTATGTATGAATTGGATAACACCTAAAACAGATTGGACATATGAATATGACGTTGCGGAAGATTACTTATGTGATTACCTAAACATTGAGGATTACAACAGAATCAAGAACAACCTTAACTACTTACAGATAATCGCAAGTGATCTATTCCCGCCATATAACTTTGTCACCCTTGGGGCAGATAAGACATATGAAGATTGGTGGTATGCTGATGAGTTTAATAAGTTGGAAGAGGTTGTGGAAAAGCTCAGACAACTTACGCCGCCATCTACTCAGGTCTTAATCGGCAATAGAATGACCTTCTTTGATAATGGCAAGATAATTGATTATGTCGAACTAAACAGACTTGAAAATGCCACTTTGTTATTGCATGACTATTTCGATTCAATAATCCGTGGCGCATTCAGAACACAGTTTAGGGCTGGCGTAAGAACATTTATCAATATTTAAGGAAAGGAGAGATTATGGGGCTTTTACTACGCTATCAGGATGATACGTGGGATACCGAAACTTATCCCAACAGAATATTCAAACAGACCAATCAGGCAGTTGATGATGAGCTTGTGGCATCGTTTGAAGATGTGACTCCATATAGCCAAGAGGGAACACCCGTAACAGGCGGTCTTTTGGCAAACATGGCACAGGCGATTCTTGGATTTATCCCAAGTGAAACAACGATAAGTGCTGATGGTCTTACCATGACACAGACCTCAAGTGCCGGAACATTGGTTATTCAAATGTCTGCTGATGGTCTGACATTAACAAAGACTCTTACTGATAACGATGGAAATGTAGGAGTTGCGACAACAACATTCAGTAGTGACGGATTATCCATATCTACTGTTGTTGAAATACAATGAAAAGGAGAAAACTATGGCAATTGAAGATGTAAAAATGTTTGCTAACAGTAAGCTGATTTGCTATTCAGCCACAACAGGCTATACCTTGCTGATAACAAGCATGACAAGCGGTAACACATGGACGGGTACATTCTCGACAAACGAATTGACTTTCCTACTCCCTAACAGAGATAGGTATAAGTTGCAGCTTAAGAGCGGGTCAACAGTTCTTTATACCACATACGTTGAACTTGGCTTTGGCGAGTGTAAGTATATGGACGTTGGGCTTACCACAACAACATGGGCTGGCATTAAGGCAATCATTAGTGCGGGTCAGGCTGCAAACTATATCCATAATGGAGATCAGTTCACAGTTGAGCTTTCCGATGGTACAACAATGGTTTATGAAGCCAATGTTAATGCTTATGGACTTGGCGAGGTTGACTTTATTCCTACATACTGCCTTGCAACAGGACGTGGCATGAATACGTCAAATACGAATGCTGGCGGTTGGAATGCTTGTAACAATAGATCATACCTCAACGAAACATTCTTTAATATGTTACCCGCAGACTTACAGGCTGTTATCTCAACTAAGGACGTAAAGGCTACTCAGGGTTCTCAGGTGAATACGCTTGTTACTTCCACGGATAAGATTTGGCTTTTGTCTGAGTGGGAAGTATTTGGCGCAAGAACATATTCAGGAAGTGCAGAGGATAGCGTACACGTTCAGTACCCTATATTCACAGATGCAAACAGCAGAATCAGAACGTTAGGGGCGAGTGGTGCGGCTGCGTGTTGGTGGCTTTGTTCCCCGACTATCAGCTACTCCGCTACCTTCTGCTATGTCGGTACTTCGGGCGCTCCGGACTACGGCGGCGCCGGCGACGCTTATGGGCTGCTCCCCTGCTTTAGAATCGCACCATAATCAGTTTTTAATCCGCCGCAAAGCCTTGCGGCGGTAGAAAGAAAATTATGTCAACACTATCAAGGTTTAAGCACGAATCCCCATTTGAAGTGAGGGATAAAGCGAGAGAAATAGAGGTATATCTAATGAAGATATGTATGAATGAAAAGTATTTCCCAAAGAGATACAGATTCGTTCTCACAACAGATTTATTAGATGATGCTCACAAGATGGTAGATTATCTTGAGGCAGCCAATTTACTTCCGCTTAATCCTACGTTTGCAGAGAGAAGAGAAACTTACGCAAGGTACGCATATATAAAGTGTGAGAATATCTTGCGTAAGTTTGACCTTGCGGAGAACTTAGGATTACCCATTCCAAATGGTACGATGGTGGACATAATTACGAGAATGGTGAATGAAGAAACTCTCATAAACAATTGGATAAAATCCGACAATGAGAGATTAAAGGTTACAGACTGATAAATTTGCGGCTACGAATTGGTGGCTTTGTTCCCCGAATATCAGCAACTCCACTAACTTCTGCAATGTCAATACTTCGGGCACTCCGAACAACAACAACGCCAGCAACGCTAATGGGCTGCTCCCCTGATTTATCTCGAAAATATAGACAAAGTAACGCAAGTGAAATCATTGATAAGAAGAGATAAAGGAGTTTGTGACCATCCCTACGGGGTAAATATACATCTTGATGAGCCACAGACGGACGCTACTTGCATGGTAGGGTAGCTGACATAAATCCCTATTTCATGTCTATGGACTACGATACTATATTTGTCAGAAGAAAGAGTATTACAAGATGACTTCAAAAGAGCGACACGAGATAAGATATCAGAGAAGAAAACAAAAACGCCTTGAGAGAAAACAATACCTTAATAATATGTATGGGGATTTTGATAAGGCGGTATCTGTTGATTCTCTGATTAAATCTTATCGCAAGTGCAGAAAGAATACTAAATGGAAAGCATCAGTACAGAACTACGGATTTAGGCTTTTAAGAAACAGCTATTCACTTAATCAGGACTTGCTTAACGGCGTTGATACGTTCAAGAAGTTCTATTGCTTTACTGTCAGTGAAAGAGGCAAACAAAGACACATAAGGAGCATTGGAATACGCCAGAGAGTGGCAGAAAAAGCCCTGGCGCAGAACAGTTTTATTCCAATGCTCACGAACTCACTTATCTATGACAACAGCGCAAGCCTTAAAGGGCGTGGAACAAACAGAGCAAGGAAACGCCTTTTACAACATTTACGTAAGTGGTATAGATGGCATGGCACGGATGGATATGTCATAGTAGGTGATTTTAAGTCTTATTTTGACAGTATAGACCATGATGTATTGTTGGGATTGATAAAGAGTAAGTTTGATGATGAGAGATTTTCTGAGTATGTCGCACAGCAGATAAAACACTATGGCGAGATTGGTTTAGGACTTGGAAGTGAGCTTAATCAGATTTATGCGGTTTCTGTACCGAATAGATTAGATCAGTTCATAAAAACCAAACTGAGAATCAAGTTTTACCATAGATACAATGATGACTTTTATGTTTTCTGCGAAACAAAAGCTGACGCATGGAGAATCCTGGATGAAATCTGCGTTATCCTTGCTGAATTAAGAATCAATCTGAACAGGCTAAAGACACAGATAGTCAAGTTATCACATGGCTTTACATTCCTTAAAAAGAGGTATTGGCTGAGTGATAGCGGCAAGGTGATAATCAAGCATTGCAACAAGAACATCACCAGAGAACGTAAGAAGCTAAAGAGCTTTTATAAAATGGGTCTTTCGTATGATATCGTGTCACAACAATACCAATCATGGCGTGGATATCTTAAGAGCATGGATTCCGCTTCCAAGAATTACTCCAAGAGATACAAGTACGAATATCGCACAATAGTCGCTATGGACAAGCTATATAATGAGTTGTTTGTAAGAAAGGAGAATGAGAATGTATGTACATTTGAATCAGGACTACGTTGTGCTTGATGCAACACCATCGCTTTTATATGTTGGCAAGAATCCCACAACGGGCAAGAAGATCATTGTTAAGAGAAAGAGTGACAATCCGATAGGTGTGCTTGGCAGTAAGAGCGTTATAAGACCTCTTGCAAGTTCATCACTTGTGGTGGACTTCAACACTGTTGTTGATTGCATTCCGGTTGTGTCACTTCCATCTGGTTATGCGCCTAATAAGTTTGTTTATCACACAGACGGAACATTCACAGAGTATGAGGGCGTTGCGCCAGAGGATAACAAGACGCTTACTGTAGGCGTTAATGAAAACTCTGATGGTATCTTTGATCTTGCAGATGCAGTTGATGAAAACTCACTGAGTATTTTTGACCTGGCAGAGCAGATTGGCGAACTTGAAGAGAGAGTTTCAGCATTGGAGGGCTAAGAGATGGTACGTAAATATTGCAGAGTTTTAGAAGAGAGAGAAATCAATTCAAAGACAGGCGAAACATGGAAGATCACAGATGTTCCCACAACATGGAGAACAAAAGTAACAAATCAGGTGCTTGCTGACGGATATGTAATAAATGAAGATGGTACGGTATCGAAAGATGAATCTGACGGAAACGATACAGACTCAGAGTAACATCATTAAGGAACAGGCTGACGTAATAGATAGCCTGTTCCTTTTATTATTACAACATATGTCAGCATCAGAATTGGATAATCTCGGTGAAGTAGGCAAAATCAATCATATAGCACAGTTAAAGGAGTGCATACATGAAAACGGGGATTGAACAATTACAGAAACGGAATAAAAAGAAATTATCAGCACTTGATAAGTATTTGATTTTTTGTTTTACAGTAATCATCCTGTATACGATTGTTGGTGTTGTCTTTCAATGGGTTACAGGGATTGAGTTATCAACTTCGCTTACAGTAGGTGTCTATGGATTCTTCGGGGGCGAAATCACGCTTCTTGCTATGATAAAGCGGTTGAAACTCAAAAAGGGCGATGAATAATACGAAAGGAGAAAATTATGACCATTGAATTATTTATGTATCTGTTTACTATTGGTAGTGCTTTTTCATCTTTACTTACTCAGGCTTGCAAGAAAACATTCACAGGAGTATCTAGCAACATTCTTGCGCTTGTTTCTGCTGCTATTGTCGGTATTTTTGGGTCTGTATTTTCTTACCTTTGTTTTGATATTGATTTTTCTGCGCAGAACATAATCTGTATCGGGCTTATGGCGGTCTGTATATGGATTGGAAGTATGGTTTCTTATGACAAAGTATTACAGACAATCAAGCAGCTAAAGGGGTGATCGTATGGTAACAGAACAACAGCAAAAAGAATTTATCAAAGAGATTGCGCCGCTTGCTCAGTATGCCTATAAGACCCTTGGCAAAGTAAAGCCCTCAGTGTGTATTGGCATGGCGTGTATAGAGTCTGGCTTTGGATATGGCACAGATGGCTCACGGCTTATGTATAAGCATAATGCAGTTTTGGGGCAGAAAGTAGGCACAGGAAAAACCGCTACTAAGTATTGGGATAAGACATTCTTTACTTCCAAGACTAAGGAAGAGTACACTATAGGAAAGCATACGATTATCCAAGCGGCGTTCAGGTCGTATAAGAATCTGCAACAGTGTATTCTTAACTACTATGAGCTGCTTAACACAAGACTTTATGCAAGAGTGAAGTCCTACATGGATTATGAATCACAGATGAAAGCAATAAAAGCATGTGGTTACATGACAAGCTCTACTGAGGTTAATTCCGTACTGACAACTATACGGAACTTCAATTTAACTCAGTATGATTTTGCGGATGATAACAGCGCAGAAAGAAATCCGTACAAGCCGCCAACAGGCACGCTCAAACTTGGCGTAAAGAACGAGGGTGTAAGGTGGCTACAGTTTGAGCTTAACAAGTACGGATATTCACTTGCTGTTGATGGCACATTCGGCAGAATCACAAGAAACGCCGTTATTGACTATCAGCGTGAACACGGGCTTGTGGCAGATGGCATAGTAGGGCAGAAAACTCTGGCTAAGCTGCTTTTATAGACTTTTCACCTATGGATAA